TAAAAACCATTTTACTTTAGTTTCTGGATTTTCTTTAGTATATGAATAAATAGAAGATATTGGGTTAGAGCTGGGTACTATTTCTACTTTATTTGGGAGTAGTTGTTTGTATATATTCCAAATTTCAACTGACTGTTTTTGAGTGATATCTGATCTACCACCACCTGTACCCACAAATATGATAAATTTGTCAAGTAAAGGATAACGTTCTAAAGCTTGTTTTACAACCTCTAAATGACCTTTTGTTGGTGGTTGAAACCCGCCTCCAAAGACACCTACAGTAGTTTGTAAATCTTCTTCAGTCAAAAATGATCTTAATAATTCTTTTGATATTGGGTTCATCCTATAAACGCTTTTAATTTATTAGGTAATTCTTTAATATCAATCGGATTTAAATTAGACTGAATTTCTTCGTAAGTGTCAGCTATTTTATCAATGTTTTTACCTAATAGTTCTTTTGTTTTTGCCCTTTCTTTTTCTTTCTTAGCTAATTCTTCAGGTGATAATTTTGAATCATCTTTTCTAAATGTAGATGTAAACTCACCTGATGATAATAATTGATCAAAATAATCTCTTAATTTACCTTGTTTAAGAGCTGAGTCAAATTTAGCTATTTCTGCTTTTTCTTCTGGAGTAGAAGCGGGAGTAGATACTAAAATAAATTTATCTCCAAATATACGTTTGTAATCATTTAGTAAATTATAAACATTACCCCATGTTCCCAATACTCCAACTGCTGGTACTTTACGTTCACGTTTAAAGTTTCTTAAAAATGAAACAATAGGATGAGCATAAACCATTATCATTGCTATATCATATCCACCATTATTCAACATATCTAAAATTGGTTGTAAAGTGGATAAATTAGAAGCAGTTGTATCGTATATTAGATTTTGTTTATTTGAGATAGCGTTAGGTAAATCTGTTTTTCTTATTTGAGATGATGCAGCTGATAGATTACCATACATTGGTGAATCTTTATCTTCAACATACTTGTCAACGTTTAAATCTACAAAATTCTTTAGTACTGGTTTTAAAGTATTCAGTACTGTTGATTTACCTACAGACGCGCCACCAGCCATAATGATGGCCTTAGGCTTATTTTGTACTTCTTTTAATAAGTCTGTTAGTTTTATCATCTGTATAAATATAATAAAAAGATTTGGCTAAACCAAACCTCTTATTATAAATATTAGATATCTTTTCGTTTTGCAGATGTTCTAAACGTTTCATAGACAGGAGCTGCTTCTGGATTTTCAATGTCAAATAAACGTTTCACAATTTTAAAAATTTCTAAATTTTCTTCTTGTGTACGTTCTGATTCAACTATTTCCCATCCTTTACCTTGCATTTTTTCCTTACTAGCTTTACGTTTAGTTGATTTTAACCATAGTATTCCTTGACGTTGAATTTCTTTACCATAACATTCTTTATAACATTGAGAGTAAACCGATGTTTGTAACTCATATGTAGAATGCATTTGATTTGATGTTTTAAAGTCTATAAGCCAAAGTTCTCCATTTATTTCACAAATTAAATCACATGTACCTGCTACTTCTAATTCATCTGAAAATAAGTGTACTTCTGTTTCTATAAGTTTAGGGTTAAATGTTTCCCAAAACTCTACAAATTTTAAAAACATTTGCCATACTTCAGAGTCATATTGTGGGTTACCATGTTTATTTAAGAATGATAATTCTTCTCCATTTAAATAACTCTCAATTAATTCGTGAACTTTAGTTCCGTCTTCAGATGCTTTTTTAACTATATAATCAGAAGCAAATCCTACTTGTTTTAACCAATTTTCAAACTGTTTACCTTTAGGGTATATTTGAAGTACAAATGTAACTGATGGGTAGAATTTACCATTTCGTCTATAATACCTTGAATCAGGTAATGTAATTTGTTTATGGTCGGCTGATATTTCTAAAATTCGATCATATGATTGTTTGATTTGACTCATATTAATTCTAGTTTTTTCTCAAATAAATTTGAGAATGTTAATGGTTGAACGGTCTGAATTAAGTTAGTAAAGTTTTCAAATCCCATTTCACTAGGATCTTTACCATCCATTTCTACGAGGTAGACCTCTTTACCCTCATTGATTAGTTCTTCGCAAAATGCAAGAGCTTGTTTCATAGCATCTTTATCTAATGCTATATATATTTTTTGTACTTCAGACTTAACTAATTTTTTCTTTAAACTTTTCTGTATATTTTTACCTAATAAAGGAATCACATTACGTTTAATAGCTAAAGCATCAAATGGACCTTCACATATAATAATAGGTAAACTCCAATTAATAAATAATTCAAATGGAATTATATCTCGAGATACATCTGGATTTTTATATTTAACAGAGGAGTTTTTATCAAAATTACGAGCAGTGAAATAATTTAGTTTTCCATCTTTGTCATAAGAAGGAATAACAATACAGTTGGAGTACTTCCCGTTAACACAATAGCCTATATTATACTTCAGAATATCATCTAAAGTAATTTGTCTTCGTTTTAAATAACTGATAGCGTGTTTATACTCAATATTAGTATCGGAGAGTGACAGTGAGATAAATTCTTCTGGTAATTCTACTTTTTTATCTGTTTCTTTGATTTCAAGTTTACCTGATGTGTACTTAGTTACAGTTTTAACTTCAAGTATTTTGTCTTTAGGTGCACTGATTAATTGGAATAGTTTGACAATACTTTTACCTCGTTTATCACAAACCCAACAGTGCCATTTATTCTCACCATTATCAGTTTCATTTAGATTAATTTCTAACTTAGGTTTATGGTGATTGCAGAAAGGACAATGGTAAGCATAGTTACCTTTAGAAGTTGATTTACCTACACCTAAAACAGAGTTTAATGTTGAAACTAAAGCTTGATTTACCATATTCCCAGTATAATAAATTAAGACTGAGGGGCCAAATCTTTTTTAAAATACCTACCTTGTATGTTGTCGTTGTAGCTATCTATTTCTAAACATCCTAAAACAAATTGATATTTAGCTTCTAGGTATGATAAGTGTTTAGAATTATAAGCAAATTCAAGAATCTCTTTATGAAATTTATCTTCACCTAATACTTTAACATCTTCAAGTAGTGGTTTGCAACTACCCCAATATGTTTTCCAATCTGACTCAGCGTAAGTAATTTCTTTAAGTTTTTTACGACCTGGTCCTGTTTGAGCAGCTATTGCTTTTTTACCTAGTTTTTTAGTTTTCTTATGTGATAAGAATTTTTTACCAATATAGAATTGGTTTGTTTCTTTATTTGTTATAATATAGACAAACCCAAAACATCCCTCTGGGAAGTCTTCAATTTTATCTATAACTTTATTTTTATATAACCAGTTATTCATAGTTTTATCTATCTAGATTAATTAATATTGAAGTATCAGTTGTTCTACTTGTAGGTAGAGGTTGTGATAATTTAGCTACAGCTAATAGTTCTTGATTTTCATTATATAATCCAACTGTAGTGACATACGGAGCAAATACTGACCCTGTTACAAAATCATATACTTGTCCACTTTTATTTAATGAGCTAGAAGCTAATAATGGGTTTGTAAGATTGCTACCTGAAATAGTACTCGGGTTCAGAGTATAATTGAACTCGTTTTCGCGTATAGTACACTTGTACTGTGTTTCGTATATTAATCTTGAACTTTGGAAACTGCAAGTAACATCAGCTGAACCTGTAAGAGCTCCAGCAGCAAATGTTTGGTTTGTTATAATAGCTAAACCATGTTGATATGATATAGTTCCTACAGGTGTTATAGTACCTGATACTATTAAGTATCCTTCTCCGTTATCTATTAATGAAGTATATGTTACTCCTGTTCTTTTCCATCTAAAATAAAAACTACCTGGGTTTATATAATCTCCATATAGTTGAGAAGGAATTGAAATTACTCCTACTCTAGAATTTGAAGAAGTAAAAAATGTTCTTGAACCAGATAATGTTGTATTTAAGTAGTTATCAAATCTGCTATGAACATTAGTATTAGTACTATTTTCAACTATATTGCCTTGATAATCATATACAATTCTAGCTCCTTCAGGATTAGGTAGTTCATTAGTGTAATATAATTGTTTTACACTATTGTATATATCTCTTTGATAATAAGAAGATGAGTAACCATTAGAAGCGGTAGTACCTGTTGTTGGTTCATTTGAAGGAATAAAGGTACCAGTTATGTTGGTACCTATTAATCTTTCAATAAAAACATCAGGTTCTTTTAATGAAGCACTCCCCTCAAAAGTAAAACTTTTGTTAACAACAAATGGAACTACGATAACATCTTGTGATGTAAGGGATTTGAATGCACTCATTAAATTGAATTCTTTATTTTGTCTATAAGAATGTTCGTATGAATTTTTACTAAAGAAACGCTCTTACTCAAAAGTCGAGCTTCACTCTTATAAGTGCTTCTTTTGTAAAGTCTTTTTTAAGTGGCTTAGATAATTTAGCTACACCTAATAATTCATTATTATCATTATATAAACCTACAGTAGTAATATATGTTTGTGGATTTTGTATAAACGCATCATAAACTATAGTACCTGTAGATCCTGAAATAAAACTTGGGTTTTCTGAGTAGTTGAATTCTCCGTTTCTTGCTCTTACAAATACAAAGTCAGATGTTATTGTTTCTTGACTATTTAAAGAAAATGAACTAGTAATTGAACCGGTTGCCATACCTATTCTACCTGAGCCGGTTGAAAATAAACGAGATGGATTAGCAACATTAGAATTTGAAGTTCGTTGAGTACCTAAATTGATACCTCCATTAGCAAATGTTAAATCTAAAGCGGAAGCATTTAAAATAATAGTACCAATATCTGGTAAGAATAAACCATATGATCCTGAAATTGTCATTCCTGCTGCTATAGCATTTGGAGCACTATTAGCTAATGGGATTGCTGAGCCATTACTTCCTGATACAATTTGAAATACTCTACCACAATCTAAATAAGATACTGTTGTTACATCATTACTATTATCTGTTAAAGTAATAGTTGAAGAACCAGAATATAATGTTAGATTTAGACTACCTGGAAATAGTGATTGTTTAAATCTTGCTCTTTCAATTGTTAAAGCGTAGAAATCAGGTTTAGTTACACCATTAAAAGTAAAAGTAGCATTTTCATCACCATAAATTAAATTACGGAATTGACCGTAAATTGTTCTTGTTGGTGATAAACCATCTATACCAGCATTATATAGTGATGAGCCTGAACCGTATTGATTACCATAAGCTATATTAAATTGAATTTCAGCGGTTGAATCTGTAGAAGAGGTATTATATACTGTTAAGTAATAATTTCCACTAGTACCTGCTACTTGAACAGATGATGTGAACATTTGAGTTAAAGTAGGATTATAAGCTGACCATGCTGGGGCTGTTAATGAATCAGCGCTTACTATGAAATCCTCAGTATCTAATCTTTTAAAAGACATATTTTTATTTTATTAATTAGCAGTTAGTACTTTTGTTTATTTGAACAGGAACTGTTACTCTTGCTCCACTATCTCTACCTACTACAGTTAATGTAGTTGATATTTGATCAACACCTGCTGGGAATAGTAAGTTAAGTGTAGTAGCTGTTAGGTTAATTGTAGTACCAATTACTGTCTTAGACACGTTAGTTCCAAGAGTAGTTGTTGAATTTAAACTAGTAGCTTGTGTTGTATTAATACCTACACCATTAAATGTATTCATTAATCGAACATCTGAAATAGTAGCTGTATAACCTGATGATTCAAACGTTTGAGTTCCACCTAAATAATTTAATGTTTGAGGTGTGATAGCTAATGAAGCTCCTTGAGTTAAAGTTATCACTGTGTATCCTAAATCTAGGATAGGTAATTTAGAAGTACCACGAGGCAAAGTCGTAAGTAAATATTTCATTACTTGAGTCTCATCAGGAAATGCTTCTAGTAAAGGCATACCATCAATTGCTTGACCATAATATGCTGAACCTGAAGGATGGTTTGGATTATACATAATATAATCAATCTCATCGTCAGATAAAGCAAATTGTGTGATA